CAACTCCATCAAAGCATACTCTTTAATGAAGCGTACTGGCTTACCAGTTGATTTGTTAACTTCATTTTCTGAATCAATAATCTTTCCGCCAATTGAGAAACCTGCTAGAGTTCCGTCAAGAACTTTTTCCCAAGTATCTTGTGCACCCTTTGAAATGTATGCGTCTACATAAACTCCGTTGTAAAATTCTTTTGTTGCTGGATCATAAAATGTTTCTGGTCTAAATGAAACCATTTTGCCAACTGCATTTGATCCATGCATCTCACGAATGTTGCCACGGAAATTTTCAAATGCTTTTAGGCTTGCTTCTGCTGAAACAACATCGCCTGTTTGATCTAGGTTATCGAGTGTCGCAAAACCAGAGACGGTGCGCTTTTCACGATTGACTTTAGTGAATGGCACAGATAAACTGATGTTATCGCCATGTGAAGACCATAAAGATTTTTCAATATTCATATGCTTAATTTTATAGCGTTATTCACTATAACGCAAATAATGGTTGAGTAGGGCTAGTCAACCTGTCTTCCGTCGCCCTGAGCATTTCGGCCTTCTCCAGATATATCTGGTGAATTTGCAGACCTTTCGGAATCTCTAGTTCTAGTTTTCCCAGCTTGTGCCCTGACTTCTGCCTGGGCCTGTGGCTTTAATTCTACAACTTTATCTCCACCATCAAGTGGGACCATACCCATTCTAATTCTAATTTCATTAGGGGTAACCACCTGCATTCTTAAATATCTCTCATCGATCTTAGACTGAGTATCTTCATCGGTCAAAGTCAGTTCGTTGAATTTAAGTAATAGGGCGTCTGTCATTTCCTGAATAATCTTATTTAATTTCTTTTCTAAATTCATTTGAGCTGGACGGCATACTTGCTCTCTGAATGTCTTATCGGCATCTCTTGCCACCGCCAAGTTAACTCCTTCTGGAGTTCCAATTTTATTAATTGGGACACGGTGAGATAATAGAATTTCATCTCTATTAGATTTACGATACACGTTAAATGAAGACTCTTGAGTTCCTGCCTCAATTGGCTCCATCTTAAATTCAACCTTTGAATCTGGTGAGTCTGGAGGAAGCGGAATATATAGTGATCTATGATTCTTTCCTCTTAATCCAACCTGAAAGAATTCTAAAAGCTTACGCTCTGATTCTGTAGATAGCTTAGCACCCTTTACAGTGATAATATATCTTGGAACCGCCTTGTTCTCAAAGTAGTCAAGATTATACTTGCCAGCGAATTCGTTTCCTGCCATTGCATTCTGTGATGCAATAATATCTGGGATACCGTAATAGTTATTTGTTGGCGTATACTTCTTTAAATGAATAATCTCATTTGGTCTCTCTAGTCCGCCATCAATCGGATTTGGTGTCTCTTGATCTCCGAAGTTGCGGAAATAAACAGCCTTGCCATAAAGCAATTGAATAAATCCATCACGCAAACGACGCACACGCATTGTCTTTGCTGGGATATGTCCAATATATCCAATCTTACCTGCAGAGGTTCTACCAATTTCAAGGTATCCGTTACCTGTTGCCTCAACATCTGTATAGGCCTTAATTAAAGTTTCAGTAAATGTTTCTTCCTCGTTGCATTCTTCTAGCCAATCATAAAGGTCTTGGCGAAGACGATTTAGCTTACGACGTGCACGATCTAATGCTTTGTCATCTGTAATATTATCGAATGCTTCTTGTGTCTTTCTTGTCTCGACAAAGTCGTGGCCTAAGCCAACGATATTGGAAACCTTAGCATTAATTGCTGCGTAGTTGTATGGAGAGATTTCGTAAATTTGTGAAAGATAATCTAGATTGTATGGTGGCTCGATAAGATCAAACATTGCATAGCCAGTAATAGCTTGAGCAAGTAGATTCTGTTGCGTTTCTGTTCCATCAATTCCTTGGAAACGCTTTTGCAAATCTCTATTCATCTTACGACGAAATGAAGCTCCAAGTCCAGATACCTTTGTTAAATCTTCGCCTTCAATTTTAAATGGGTCTGTGCTCTTTGACTCTACTGGTGTGTTAAATCGCATCCAGTCTGCAACATTAGAGATAGATACTTCTTCTCCGTTTTCGTCTTCAATAAATTCTACCGTCATTTCAATCCCCCATTTTTAAGGGCCTTCATCTGGTCCTTATATTCACCAATATCAAGTGGGTCTGGTGTAAGACCCCATTTTAATCTTGTTTGCTGTTCTTCGTATTCTTCGTCGTTGATTTTTCGTTTACCCATAAGAAATTTAGGCCCGCCCTCATATATACCGTATGAGCGAACTTCTCTAGCCAAAGCATCGATTCTGGATCTATTGCCTTTTTTTGACGTGATTGAAAGAAAATTCCCATCGTCGTCTCCTATCCAGCGTCCGTCTGGCATTTCCCAGACATAAATTCCGAGAGTTGTTTCGTCCTCGTTAAACCTTGCGCCTAATTTTTTGATATCCATAGAGTTTTATTTTACCATTCTTTACAATCTAAGTCCAGCTTTTTGTCAAGGTAAGTGACAAATTTATATACTTTGAAGCACGATCCAGTCATTATTATATGCAATAATGTCAGATTCTGTCAGGGTAACTGACGGTTCTGATATTGTAGATACTGCTCTGCCTGTATATAGCTCATAATGAGTTTCTACAAGGCCTGCAGTTAATTCTTTTTCATAGGTAGCAATATTCTTATATAGGTTGCTTGGTCCGCCTGCCGTCTCATAATTTAATTGAATAGACCCTGTAATTGGGGTAGTAAATACAATAACGACGTGATGTGGCTCTTCTTCAACTAAATATGAACTAATGTTTGTCTGATTAGTTACATCTACATTGTTTACATAGACTTTATCGATATTGGCCTTAGAGACCACTCCAGAGCCGTTCCAGGCTAATCTGGTAGTAGATGGGTCGGAACCGTAGATAAGGGTGTTAGAAGCCAACGTAAGCGGTGTAAAGAACATCTCTACAGACTTGATATCAGACAATGTGTTGATATTAAATCCTGCTCCATCTTTAGCCCTAATTCCATTTGTATAGTTTCTGGAAAGAATAGGATAATTCAAAGATCCTAAATAATATTCTGTATTTGAGGTTATTCTGTCCCCGAAATTATCTGCGTATATATCTTTATTTGTATAGAATGCAATACAGAAGAATGATAGTTTTGGCAGATATTTGCTGGCATCTGATGTAGTCATTGTAATTTTAATATATAATTTACCAGATGCGTCAAATGAATCTTTAGTATATTGAGGAATTGGCTGACCATTTACACAAGGTACATATGAACCAGTAGTGCCGTCTATACTTGTCTCTACTGTAATTCCTAAATCATTTCGCCATTCTACCTTTGATGTTATAAGGTTCATTTCTGATGGAACTAATATAAAGTCATTGATTACAAAGGTTTTTGATTCCGCTGTTTCTGTTTCAAAGAACCCTAGGTGTTTATTTAAAACATCATAATATGTATTATCGTCTAGCCAATTAGTCCATGGCTTATCTACTGGATAAGAGTAATCAAACACAGCTTTCATATTAGCGTCTGATCCGCTATAGAAAACTCCCTCATCTGGATATGCGACTTGAATTGCTGGAGATGTTACATTGCCATTGATATAGTGGCTTAGAATAGTTTTTGATGGTAAAGAATATCTATATGCCGCTGGAGCATCTACAATAAATGTATCTCCAGATGTTGTAGTTGGACCAACACTTAATGATAGCGTTGTATTTGTGAATTTAAAACTAGTTAGAGATTTAGACTCTACCTCTACTCCATCAATATAAAGAGATATAGATTCACCAGTGTAATTACCTACTAGATGGGTTGTCTTTCTTGAATATGATAATGGGGCTATTACGAACTCTGTTTCAGAGACCTTGAAAAGAATATGTCCTTTGTCCCAAAACAAACCTATGTCATTTGTAGCATCTGCAAACAGAGTTGTCTCTGCTGTTGATTCAATTGATGGGCTAATCCAGCATTCTAGTGTAAAGTCATTATCAGATGTATCTAATGTTCCAAATGAGGATGAGACTGTTGCTCCATAGTAATCTTTTGTTACTGGTAATGTTATGTAAGCAGTGTTGGTTATCTTTGTTCCTGACCCGCCGCCAGATACTAAAGGTAGAATGTTTGCTGCAGGTGATCCTATATAGGTTCCATTATTACCGCATCCTGACGAATCAGCAGCGGTGGTACCAGAAGACTCATCCAACGGCCAGAAGCCAATTGGATAGTCCTTAATTACCTTTAATTGATAACTCATATTGTTATTATACCAACGAATCGGTATTTGGTATATTACTCTGTAGGGGATGTATTTTGAGCATTAAGTAGTTTTACTACCGTTTCCGCCGTCTGCCTAATATCAAGAGCACGAGAAATTTCCTGGCATCCCATACGAATATCTGAAATGTTTGCTACTCTATCAAGCTTTAGCTTTTGCCCAATATCTGTTACTACTTTAAATTGACCGTCTTTATCCTTGATTACAAAGAATACGGTTTCTACTTCTGCCGCTTCTGGGGCGGGAACTTCTGTTGATTCAACTGAATCTATATTTTCTGACATAATTATCCTATCTCTTAAAAGTCAGTATATCAAATTATTTAATATATGTCTACGAAAATAAATAACGAATAATTATTATACCGTTGGCTCCAGCACCGCCAGCTGGATTTCCCGAACCATCTCCTCCGCCGCCACCTGAACCTGGAGTAGAACCTGCTGAGCCAGGCTGTGATCCATTGTAAGAAGCACCATCTCCGCCTCTAGAATACTGAACAGAAGTTCCTGAAATAGAATTTGTAACCCCAGATCCTCCAGAAACTCTACTTGTTGAACCACTTCCACCAGCAGCATTAGATCCAGGTCCTCCAGCACCGCCGCCACCGCCAGACGCTCCGCCTGTTCCAAATCCTGCTTGGCCTGATCCACCACTATATCCTTCTACTGGAGAAAATCCTCCAGCATTTCCAGATCCGCCATTTGTTATATTATTTGTTCCATCTCCTCCGCCGCCACCTGAACCACCGTTACCAGGGGGCACTGGAGAAGCATCGTCTGCTCTTCCACCAAAACCTCCGCCAGTTGATGTTATTGTATGAAAACTAGAATTTCCACCACTTATTCCATTTGAAGAAACTCCAGTACGTGTTGAAACAGCTCCGCCTGCACCAACCGTGACAAGGTAACTACCTTCACGAAGCGATAACGTTCCAGATCTATACCCTCCAGCACCGCCGCCGCCGCTGGCACGGTTATTACCATTACCATTTCCACCACTTGCTCCACCTGCAATAACTAAATATTCAACTGTACCAGGCTCATTTAATAAAAAAGTATTATTGCCAACTGTTGTGAATGTGTGAATGCGATATCCGCCAGAAGTTGTTATAGTACCACCAGATGTTTCAGTAGTGATTCTACCAACTCTATTTTTTATCTTACCCTGGGGCCCAAACGAGCCCCTAACGCTATTAATAAATGGCATACTTATCCTTTAGTAGTTTAGATTTGAGTTTGCAAGTACAATCCAGGAGCTTCCTGATCTCATAAATGTAAATGAGAATATATCAAGTTTTCCTGCTGAAGATGTTGGTGTTGGGGCGAAGTTTCCTGGCCAACGAATTGTTTGATTTGTTCCAGCAATCTGTAATGTTGTAGGGATATATCCTGTTGAGCCTTGTGTAACAACAACGTTTACAGTCATCACCTTATCATTATCTGTTGGCACATTGGTAAAGTTAAATGTCATATTAGCTGTTGGAGCTGTTGATATATAATAAATATTTCCAAGCGTCCAGTTAAATGTACCTACATTCGAAGATAATGATACTGGAACAAGGTTCTCTCTTAATTCTTGGATATCTACGGTACCACTTAGATTTACTCCACCAGTCGCTGTAAGACCACCAGTTATACCAACATCACCGACAGCTGTAATTACACCAGATGTTATTGCTCCTACTCTTACATCTGCGTAAGCAAGACCTGATCCTGAAAAATTAACTGTGCCTCCCGAAGGAGCTACGGTTGTGTCTTTAAAGAATTTTATTACACCGTCAGATGCATCACGAACTACACCAGTGTATTTGATTACTCCACCAGATGTATATTCTCCTACGATTCCAAGATCTACTGCATCTGATGCATTAGAAGAGCCTACACGAACAATTGGATCTGTTACTGTAAGAGTTGTTGTTGTAAGAGTTGTACCAGCACCTCCAAATGTAATGTCACCTGCAATGTTAACATCGCCTTGAATGCCAACACCACCGACTACGGTCAATGCACCTGTTGAAGGAGATGTTGAAGGAGTTGGTATTTCAATGTGCACATTAAGATCTGGAGTAATTGACATTTGTTCGTTACCAGAATCGTATCCTCCAGCTGCAAAAATGATCTTATTGTCGGACCCATTTGCGCCAGTGGCAATTACTAGATTTCCTGCACCTGTTGTAACTGAGGGTGCTTCATAAAATATGTATCCATCATGAGGACCTGTAATTCCAAATGTCGCCTGACTAAAGTTTGCGCCAGTAACACCCATATCAATCCATCCAGCAGTATCAGTACCAGTATCAGCATAAGCAATAAAATCTGTTGATGAGTTTGCTGATTGATTATGAATTGCAACTTGTGCGAAAGGCTCACCGTTTAGCTCGAACACTGCTCCTGGATTTGTAAGATCTGCAGATGTTTCAAATGTTCTAGCATTTTGACCTACATATACTGTTT